AAGTTCAGCGTTGTTCTGCGGCTCAGGAGACGTAATCTCCAAAGTGTTTTCTTCAGACATGAACCCGTAAGGTTTTGCGTCACCACTTTACGCGGTCTGCCCAATATGCAGCACTGGTTTTCCCCTTGGCGATGTTCTTTGCGTGCCGAGCCTTAAATGATCGGCGCTTTGCTTTATCAGCCTCAGATTCGCCCTTGCGCGGTGGTTTCGTCGCGGCGCCTTGCAACCCGAAACGAATCAGGCGCGGCTTCCCGTTCTGTCGAATAACAACAGCGTGTGATTTCCCGCTGCTATGGCCAGGCGTTCTAATCGGCTTGTCGTAGCCGTCGAACTCATGACCCCCGCGTTTGATTTTTGCCATCGTTAGCGCTTCTTGTTGTAACGGGCATAGATCGCCGCATCGGCCGTTCGTGCTTTATCGCCTCGCATGTAGCTATTAACGCGGCCCATTGCCCAGGCAGCCATCGGTACGTTCCGAGAGCCGCTTGACAGATACGCGCCCTGGCCCTTGCGATAAACAGCAGCCAGCTCCCCGTAGAAGAACCGGGTGCCCTCAGCCTTTTCTTTGAGGCTTTTTACGGTTGCGGCGCTTAGTGGTTTTCTTTTTGGTGCCACCTTGTTCGCTCCTTGATTTGCTGACGGCTTTGATGTCGATGTCCTCTCCGGCTTTGTAAGCCGCAGCTGTGCGCTTGATCTCACGCGCCTTAGCAGCGCGGTTTTTTGCCCCTGACAGGTACTTCTTAGGCAGGCCCGTTTCTTTGTCTTTAGGGGTCCGCCGTAGCTTGCGGGCCATTACTTCTTTTTGCCGGGCTTCTTTTTGCCCATTGGCTTTTGCGGCTTTTTAGGGCCCTTGTATCCGCCTGGCATTAGCTGACAGCGACTAATCCGATCTTAGGCAGACTCTTTCTCGGCAGGCTTTTTAGCGGCGGCCTTTTTAGGCGCAGCCTTCGCTGCCTTTTTAGGTTCCTGACCCTCTACTGATAACTGAAACTTGCTGTGCAGTTTCATGGGTTTTGTCCCAGCGTCAACCAAACACTAGCGCAGGAGGCTTATCCGGTCACTTGCCCTTAGCCCTGCGACGTTTGCCCGCCTCCTTAAAAGCAATGGCAGCAGCCTGCGCCCTTGTCTTCCCCTCTCGCATCAGCTTGCGAATGTTGAGGCTGATGATCTCTTGGCTACTTCCTTTTTTTAGGGGTGCCATATCTGCGCTCTAGTTCCTTTAGTGATAGCTCGCTGCCATCCTGGCTTACGAAACGGCGAATGGCCTGGTCTGGCGATTCTTTCTTAAGTAGCCGCCTGAACATAACGCCCTTGCCCTTGCCGCCGAGCGCTTTGTCCTGATCAGCCTTGGATAGCCCGGAAAGCCACTTGCCGTAGCCCGTGCCGGCCGGAACTAGCCCGCCAAGCGCCGCACGCTTCATGCCCTCTGGCAGGTCGCCCTCCGCTTCTGTTTTCGTGACCATCACGATCCGGCTGCGACAACCAAAATGCTGCGGCGGTTCGGGGCCCTTGCCGAACTCGAAAAACCGGCCGTCAAGAGATTTACAAATCGCGGTTGTCCGTAGATCAAGCGTTGCCGTGTAGATGTAGCCATCAATCACGTTCGCGTTCGCCTCGTATGTAGCGCGATCAACCCCGGAGACGATTTGCGCCGTTGCCGTCCGAACTAGCGCCCTAATCTGCGAATCGCTCAGCGTCGTTAGTGCCCCGCCTTTTTGGATCGTCTGCAAGATGTTCGCGTCATCCGCAAACTTCAGGCTTCCTAGCAAACCCTTAACGGTGTCATCTAAACGCTCGCCAGTAAGCAACGCGTTCTGAACAGCAACGCGAAATTTTTCTGCAGAATCTGCGCTTAGCTGCCGTAATGCTGAGCCCAATGTTTTCCCATTTGGCAGCACGTAGTTCTGGCCCTTGCTTGCATCAAGGGAGACCATGCCAGGGCTAATGCCTGCGATCTGCGCCTCAACGCTCGGCTGCATAATCGCCGCCCCTAAATCGGTTGGATTCTGAGAGACCACAGCGGCAGCAAAATCCGGGCTGATCTCAACGCTGCGGATGCCAGCCGCAAACTCCGGCTTCACAACGTTGCGGATCTGCTGCGAAATGAAGTCACTCTCTAGCAGGGCAAGCCCCTGCAGTTCTGCCGTTAGGTAGCGCGTTTGATCCGTCGCCCAGGTCGCCAGGCTTTCCTTGATCTGCAGCATCAAGGTATTAAGGCGCGCAACCTCTGTTCGGCTAAGCGGGGCCGTGCCCGTTAACTTCTGCGCCGCGTCAATGATCAGGTTGTTGTAAGCCCGGATGACCTGCAGCGCTACGTGGTTGCTATAGCGGTTCAGGTCAATCGCTTCGCGGTAGAACGCCTCTGGATTACTCATTGCTGCTCTAGCCGAAAGGTAGAGGCCGGGATCGGGCAAATGACCGCGATGTCATTGGAATCGCAGCCGAGTGCGTCACCAATAAATTCCGGTAGCTCATCTGCCATAGCAGACCCCGTTTCAATCACAGATTCCTGCACAGCAATCACACGGCCGTCTTGCTTCCAGGAGATCCGAACAACAGCGAAAAACTCCCTGCTGGTCAGATCCTCCTGCACGTAATAGAGGGTCTGCACTTTCTTCCCTCTAATAATGCGGTGCCAGATCCGGCAGACAAAGTGCTTCATTCATCGGCAGGCTCGGTTTCTTCTGCTTCAGGCATCTCCTGCTCAAGTTCTTCTGGCTCAGGCTTTGGTTCTGGCGGGACCATCTCTTGCAGACCACCGGATTCAGTGGCGTCAAGCTCAAGCTCAACGTCGAAGTCATCGCCAAGCACTTCGCCCTCTGCCAGCTGATCCAGCAGCGTCTTCTGCGTGATTGTGCCGGCGGTGTAAAGCTGCAGCAGCGCTTGGATCTCCTGCGGCTCTAGGCGTGCGCTAAGGAAGTCACGATTCACATAACTGCTACCGGGCTGGCTGTCCTGTAAATACTGCCCGTGGAAGACCAGGCAGTTGTCGATCATGTCCTGCATTTGCTGGGCCACAACCATCATTGCCGAGTCGCCTTGGCTGCGGTCGATCCGCTTTGCTTCTGCTGTCTCCGCCCCGAGCTTCTGGCCAAGCACTGCGGCAAGTCCCAGCTCGTTGATCTGACTGGCGATCTGATCAAGACGGCGGAACTGCGCGTCATAGCTCTTGCCGCCCGGCTCGATGTATTCCGCCCTGCCTTCGCTAGGAAAGGCGATGGCCTCGCCCGGCCCTGCGCTTACCTCTTCTGCTGCCTGCGGGAAGCCATAGAAGGCGAGCATCGGGACGGCCGAAATGTGCAGCTGATTGTCTAGGTCACTCTGAACTTGGTACTGCTTCAGGTTCAGCTCTGCGATGTCATCTAGCGGCGGCCGCGACTCCAGCAGGTTGACGCGGTTGGAATAAGCAACGGCAAACGGGATTTCGCTCAGGCTGGTGGTGCCTTCATCGACCACCACGAAGTTCCCTTGCTCGTTCTTGCGGTGGATCTCGAAAGCGCCAGGCGTCAAAACCCGCACCTGCTCAATCTCTTTTTCGCCGTAGAGCCCATCGGGAACAATGGTGCGCTCACTGAGCCGCAGCTGGGTTAGAACCTGCCTGCCGTCTTTCATCTCAGAGCGCCAGCCCAAGATGCTTCTGGGGTCATAGGTTGCCCAGTAAGGGCGGCCGTTCTCGCCTGCCCTTGGCGCATCAACCAACACGCCAACGTGACCATATCGGATGCACTTCCTAGCGGTTTCGTAAGTCCAGACGTTTAGATCATTGCCTTCAAGGTCAACGTCAAACAGCTGCTCCCGGATCATGTCGGACACGTCATTAAGCCGCACGGGCTTGCGTGTCAACATGCCAGCCAACATCCGCTCAAGCCGCACATAGAACGGCGCAAGAACAGAACGAATCAGCCGGTTGTCATAAGCCTCGTCTAGCTCTCTTGGCTCTTGCGGTAGATATTTTCGGTGCTTCTTTCTTATCCCATAGGTGCCCTGCAATAGTGTCTCAATCAAGAGCCAATGGGGCTCCATGTTCACCCACGCGGTGTTGGGATCGTTAACCTTCGTGGCAGTGCCAACTCTCTTTCGGCCGCTGGTGAATCCTGAGTACAACGCCTTACCCCGTCCGATAGCTGAAGTTTAATAGAGGCGGATGCCAGTGCCTCGACCTGCACGGGCGTGCAAGGGGTTGAACTCGCGCCAGATCAAATAACCCAGGGCGTCGTTCATATGGTCGTAGCCCGCATCTTTGTCAGGCTCGCCGCGTTCGTTGTAGCTCTGAAGCTCCAGACATTCAATAGAGCGTTTACAGCTCGCAGCTACCTGAAACCGCACCTCACCTTTGCCATTTTCCAAAAGCGCCTGCACAGCTGCCACGCGATCTCGAACGGGTGGATTGCTGGCTGATGACTGATTGGAAAAGCCGTAGGACTCCAAAATCTGGATGTCGGTTCGGCTGGCATTAGTAGATCGTGCTCCGCCTGATGCGTCAGGGTAAACAAAAACGCGATGGTCTGGGTATCGCTGGCGGATCTCTTGGGCCAAGGCATCGGTGTCATGGGCTCCGCTGATCTCGTCGATCAGGTGAAGTGAGTTCCCAAGACGGACAGCGATTGCGGCTGACATGTTGCCAATGTTGAAGTCAACGCCCACGCGTAGGGGTTCGGCGCTGATGTTCGGGGTGGCTGTGGTTACGTGCTTCTCTCTGCTGAAGCGGTCGTAAACCTGGCCGGTCGTTAGGTTGCAGAATTGCCCCTCGAGGTATGCCTGCAAGAGGGAGGGGTCGTAGTTGGCCTGCAGCCGCTCGATGAAGTCTTGGGGCAGATACGGGTTATCTGCCGTGCGCATCCTAATGAGTTTGCGATCAGTTCGTTTTTGCGCTTCCTCTGAACCAAAGGTGTTCCACATCCAGCGGAAACCTTCAGGCGTAGACACTGCTGCGAATTGGCGGACATTGCCAGCACGCAAGCGGCCAAGGATTTTGGGGAATGCTTTTGCCGTAATGCCTGGGGAAACCACGTCTACTTCATCAGCGAGCACATGGGAAAAATTGGACCCGATAATGCGCTGCCAATTTTCAAAACTGCGGCAAAGCAGCTTTGTGTCTTGCTCTAGGTGCAGCACATACTCGGGCAACGGTGAAGCCCTGAAGGTGTAAGGGATGCCGTATTCCTCCAGGAAGTTGTCAAAGTCCGTGGTCCAAATGTCGCGGATCAGCGGGCCTGTGGGCTCCATGACGCAGCCCGTGAATCCTTGGTTGGCCGCGGCCATGAATACAGCCTTGGCACAGAGCGCGCGTGTTTTGCCGGCGCCGTAACCAGCGGAGACGCCAATGATTTCTGTGCTCTGATCATCGACGAAAGCCCGTTGGCCTGGATGTAGATCGTCGCGGATTCTTTGCAGCAGTTCGGCGGTGCTTTGTTGATCGGCAGGCTCAGCAAACGCGAGCAAACGGCCTTCCTCGCAGATCCCAGAAAGCAGGGACATCAGGACATGTCAAAGCGCAAAAGCTTGGCCTGAGTCTCTAGCGCCTTGATGGCGGTGAGCAGTTGGCGGTCGTCTGATCCGGCGCGCTTTTCATATTCAACAAGCCGAGCAATCGCCGCGGCCAGCCATTGGGGGCGCTCAATCTCTGAGTCTTGTTGAATTAACTGGCGGGCTCGCTGAATGTAAATATCGGCAGTTCTCTCGCTCACATCCCACTGTTCGGACGCGTATTGCAAAATCTGAAACCGGCTGTAGGACTTCACCAAGAGCCCATAAACAGCCTTTACGCGCTGCTCAATCTCGGCGTTAGTTGACTTGTGCCCCATGGGCTGAGGTTAGCGCGAGCCGCTAGCTCTGATGAAGCGAGTTTAGGGCCACTGCTGTGATGTGAGTGGCCTGATCGCGTGAGAGGAAACCGCCGAAAGCGTGTTGAACGGCTGCGGCTGCGCGGTTGAACTTTTGCGGCGTGAGCTTGCCATCACTGGCGAGGCAAGAGCGCAAGATGTCAGATCGTGTGCAGTTTTGCTGCTCCGCTAGTTCATCGAGTGCGGCGATCTGGTGATCTTCGAGAGTGAGGGAAACGCGGGGCATGGTCAGGAGTAATCGGTGCCGTCAATGAGCTTTTTGCCGTCGTTGCGGGTCATCACAAAGCCAGTCTTTGCAGCCTGGCGCACGAAATCGTTGTGCTGCCGTTTTTTGCCGCGCAAGTAGGAGTCAACTGATTGGCCGGGCTTTGGGCCACGGCTCGGCAGCTTTGTGACCGTAAACGTGTCGGCTGGTTTCCAGGTTTGTCTTTTAGGCATTTTCTAAAACGTGGCTGATTTCTTTTTTTAAGACGCGCAGCTTTGTTAGGGCTGTTTCAGGGATTCTTACGCGTTCGTCAATGCTGTTGTCTTGGACAGCGGCCATGACTGCGCCAGTTTCGTCGCAGAGCTGCAGCAGGCGATCCACCACGGGACGCTGCCGAACTGTGATCAGGTTCATCTAGTCAAACGGCGGGCAGGAGATTTTTTGCGTCCATCAGTTGGGCGCGCACATTTTCAATGTATGCCGGGAGGGCGGGTTTTTCGCCGGCTGCAGCATTTTTTCTAATCGCCTCCATATCGCGGCAAGAGATCTCCCAGGACATGCGACGGGCGCGGTGAATTTCGCGCGTGTGCTCTTTGCTGATCAAGATGCCCAGCTGTTGGTTGTAGCCGTTGGTTTCAACGGATTTAACAGCGTCTGATGTGCGGTAGCCGCTGCGGGTGACGTTGGTTTGGTAGTCCTGCGATTCGTAAGCCGCGGTGCAGTGGCAGACGATGGCAAGGTCTAGGCCGCCGCATCGCTTGCCGGTGTTGAGGTCGATGTCGTAGTCCGGGACATAGCTCCAGACCAGGCCGTC